TTGCATCATAAGTTTTTTGACCATACCAGTAGTACATTTCACACTCTTCTTTAAAGTCAAGCATGTGTAAGTACTCTTCATAGTCCATCCAAAGTTTAGTAGAAGATCCACCTTTAGTAGGTAAAGAAAATTCTGCTACATAATCTTTAGCATTTCCAGACATATGGTAAGATTTTCTAACCGTAGTTAGTTTATTTCTTACTTTACCTGGAGTTTCCCAGTTTGAAGCATTACCTCTAGAGAAGTCTACTCCTACTGGTGCGTACATTTGAGCCCAAAGAGCTCCTGCACTAATATCCGCTGCAGCTACTGTAGCTGAAGTTGATGGGTTTACTAATTGTAATGTATATTTCCAATTTGCTCCTCCAGCAACCATTTCTGGTTCCTTCATGATACGCGCTTGAGTACCTGCTTGAGATACTAATACGTATGGAAATACAAAGTGTTTATCAGGAAATTCCAACTCAAAAGTTGCTCCTCCTAATCCTACGTTTGCTGTTACTGCTGGCGTTGCCGCTACTGGTCTCGTTCTCAACCTATGTGTTGCCACACGGTATTCATACTCCAAGCGATCAATAGATTTAACATTACCAACACCTTCTGTTAAGAAAGATAGAGGGAATCTTTTATCGTCTTTTCCTGCTAAATGAGTAATAATTGGAGACAGTTCAGTCGGCTTTGCCAATAATGCATTTGATAGACTGTTCATGTCTGTCATTTGCGAGTCATTGTAAAACGTCTTTTGGACGCTTATGTTTGTTCCGTTAATTGCCATATTCTAATTATTTTTAAAGTTATATACAAATTCAAGTTTCCTTGAAAAATTGCCGTTATTAAATATTAAGGTCTAAACTATCTAAATCAACATTTTTACTTCTCCTAGCTGATCTTCTAGTAGTTTTTACCCTATCTTCGTTCCTACTAATACGTTCTCTCAACGTTTTAGCATTTTGAGTTTGTGCTTTATTTGATATTAAATCACTTAAATCAAAACCCGTGTACATCAAGTAATCAATAGCTAATTTTACTTCCATATCAGCTTCTGAATGATCTAAATCTCTTTGAGTGTAACCTTCTCTAGTTACTGGTGTTGATAAGTATTCAAAGAATTTATTTTTATGTTTCTTTGGTACTGATATACCAGCAAAAGAGTCCGCATCTTCAATAGTATCAGAAATATTAGACCAGAACTCTTGAGATTGCTCTCTTTGTTCTTGTTGCTGTCTTTGTTGAGTCTGTACCATTTGTTCTCTTTGAGTATTTTGATGTTTAGCTAAAGCTGAACGAGCTGCTTCTGATTTTTCATATAACTTTCCAGTATCCTCAAAATCATTTAACATCTCATTAATAAACTCATGATCATGTCCTTTTAATTCTAGATAATCTCCTAATATTGCTTTTTGAGATCTAAAATCATCTTCTTCAATATTAACTTGTTCATAATCTAAATTAGGATCATAAGCCTCCATAAAGTTTTGAGACTGACCTCCAGCTAAAACAAAATCTAAATGTTTTTTAACTAAAGGAAAAGCGTCAAGCACTTCATCGATTCTATCATCAGCTATTTTTGAAGCAAGATCGTTAGTCATATTTGCTAATCCTTCTGGTGTATCATCATAAGATTCACCGTCCATATCATAACCTAATTGATCTAAAACTTCACTAACTATAGTATCGTCAGATTCATCATTCTCTTCGTAATCCGATTCATCCTCTTCATACTCTTCTTCATGATCTTCTTCTTCTTCTACTATATTTTCTTCCTCTTCCTCTTCATCTTGAATATCTTCAATCCCAATATCTTCAAGATCATTTTCTTCTGATGATTCTACTACTTGTTCATCCTCTTGAGGAGGAGCTATCTCTTCAGTAGCAACAGTATCTACACCATCACCACCAATAACATCATCAAATGTGATGTCATCTAATTGTATTTTTTCGTTATTGTCCATATATTTATTGTTTTATTTGGTTACAAATTTAGTAATTATATTGATATTTTTTATACTTTTTAATTTTTTGGTTTTTCTATTATTATATAACACTTACCAGCATCCATACTTACACTTCTTTTTCTTAAATCCTCCTTTTCTTTGAGTTTGTTTGTCGTCTCCTCCCACTTGACTCCCTATTCCTACTCCTATTGCTGGAGGAACAACACTATAAGGTACTCTATTAAACATATTCATAAATGCAGTTGAATTTTGATACATAGCTCCTGCCTCAGGGTCATTTATTTTAAACTGTTTAAATAATTTTTCTGCTGTCTTAAGATCAATTGGATCAGGATATTTATCATACCCTAAGTTAAATTTAGTTCTATATCCTATCAGATCAGCTGTTATTTCTTCAGGAGACCCTTTATAGTCCAATCTATTTGAGTAACCACTGCCCCCCGGTTTAGACCTCATCTTATTAAGAATTTTTAAGTGGTTTTCATCTATAACACTCGAATGATCAAATTGACCCGTTTTAGTATTATATTTTGTAACAAAAATGTCTGTTTTTCCTCCAATCTTTTTATTAAAGTTAGGGTTATAATAACTTTTTAAGAAATCATCAGTCAGATTAGCATAATCATCCGCACCTACAAAAACACTTGTATTAACCATACCTTCTCGAGATATAATTCCTGGTTGATTAAGAAATCCAGCATCATCTATAGATCCTGTTATTTTATAATTACCCACTGAACTTTTTACATTTGATAGACCTGTAGTATGATGCATTTCATGACCTGTGGTTCCCTTAACGTTACTTTTAAAGTTCTTAATTATATCATCTGTTGTTGTTCTATATGGTATAGGTGGATTTCCAATAGGAACTGTAGTAGGGCTTTGGTTAGACTTAAGGACGTTAGCATAGTCATCCCACACTTCTTGTGATTTAACTCTGTTTGAATGTAACTTTAATTTATTTCTAAGATTGTAGACATTTTGATTCATATTAATTTCAGAAAATCGTGGAACAGCATCTGCATCGTCTAATAAAAACGGTGAATTACCATGTTTATTTCTCCAATATGGGCTTTTTTGATTATTTATGAATCTATAATTTCCTTGGCCAAAGAAATTTGATCCTTCTGTAGTTGATAGTGTATTAGATTGTCCCATCGTATTTCGACCTTTACCTATACCAGAAACTGTATATGGTTTATATGATTGTGTCTGAACTCCAAGATTCCAATTATTTTTCCATTGTTGTCCCCATATTCCCATATTATCTAATTTCTGTGTATTTGAGGGATGTACAACATTAATTTTATAGTCTTTTATTCCACTAGATATTGCATCATCTATAATGTTTATTTCTTCTGAAGTAGGAACTACATCATCTACAGCACTACTACTACTACCGCCAGTTCCCGTTTTATTTGCTTGTTTAACTGAATTAACAGCTACAGGATTAGTACCGCTATTTGCATTAGTATTAATTTTTCCTGAAACATTTGATTTAACAGGTCCTCTATTACTTGAAGTATTGTATCTAATAATATCATCTTCACTTCCTCGCAATGCTTGAAAGGATGTATTAGCATTTTTAGTGTTTTTAAAATTCTTCAAAAGGTTTAGAGTTGTAGAAGCACCTCCAAATATTTCTAAAGCGTTCCAACCTAAATCTCCAGCATTTGACCAACTTGGATCGTCTATCATCTTTTCAACATTCCCAGGAGCAGTTTGAGTAAAATTATACATTCCATATGCACCTAAAACATCAAATGCACTTGTTCCTGAAATAGTAGGTATAAGATTAGTAGATCCTAATCGTATCCCTTGTGTGACTGCTTGTGGTCCAAACAATACTGCTCCTGCTGTAAGTGGAACATTTCTATACAACATGTCATCAGTAAGTTCTGCTTTTGCTTTTAATTTACTACCGTCATCTATTACTGCTAAATTCATATCTGTATTACCTTTTGACCAATCTAAAATTCTTTGAGTATATGGTGTTCCATCTGTATAATGTGTACCTACAGGATTACCATTTGCATCTGCATAAAACACTTTATTAGCTCCATTTTCACCTACATTTCTAACATCATTTCCAAAACGATACGAAGGAGCATAAGTTCTTGTATCTTCTTTACCTTTCCAGTAATCAAAAAAGTTATAACTCCCTGAAATTCTATCACCGCTATTCCATGCTTGTGCAAATCCTGCAGCTGCAGCTGGATTAAGAGGATTAAAATCATCCCAAGTCTCAGGAGTAGAATAAAACTCTTGTTCTTCTAAAGAAAATTCAGGATCATGAAGGTTAGCATAATCTACTTCGTTAGTTAATACTTCATCATTATTTTTAATGTTAAAACCAGACGCATCAGATGATTCATCCTCTACAGCATATTTTCCTATTCCAAGTTCTTTATGCTGCTTATCTTGAACTGATAGTTGGTGTGTATTAAAGTTTCTATGATATTCTCTATCCTCAAGATCTGGATATGCAAGTTCATAATATTGATCTAGATTCTTAGGATTCAGCCTACCAACAGCCGACCAACTAATAGGTTGACGTTTAGGATTATCTACCCAAGTCTGAAATGAGTGCCTAGCGGTACCATCTTCACTATCTCGCCAATATTGTGATGCAATCTTATATCCATATTTATTATATATTTTTTCAAATTGATT